TGTGAAACATGAAGACATCGTGATTGACGGCTTGAAAGTTTATATGGTGCGCGGAGTGCAGCCGGATGGGAATGGTATGGTTAGGCTGATTCTGGAATTACTACAAGATGCCTAATCACGTTAGGCAACAACTGCGCGAGTCAGTGGCTACAGCGGTTAATAATCTGACAACAACCGGGGCGAGAGTTTTCCAGAGTCGAGTTTATCCGCTGCAAGAGACTGATTTGCCGTGTCTTTTGGTGAAAACGGAATCTGAGCGTATAGATTATCAAACTGTGCACTCGCCAACGCTGCAAGAGCGAGAGATTACAGTAACGATTGATGCTATTGCAAGGGCAACAAATAACCTGGATGACACGCTAGACAAAATTTGCAAGGAAGTTGAAATTGCCATAAACGCAGCGTCATTAATAGCAAAAGATGTGCAATTAGCCGGGACTAACATGGATCAAAGTATTGTTGGAAATCAGCAGGTTGGTATGGCAACAATGATTTTTCGGATGAAAGTTTATACATTATCAAACGCACCTGATGTAGCGGTCTAAGGAGATTATAAAATGGCAGCAACAGCCCTAATTTTAAGAAATGCAGTAGTTCAGATTCAAACAGCACTAGCAGCAGCAAAAACAATTACTGGGATCTCGAAAGTCAGTGAGGCGGTTGTTACTGCTACGCATGACTTTTCAATCGGCGATCTGGTATTGATTGAGGCTGTTGTTGGTATGGCTCAGATCAATGATCGCGTTGTGCGCGTAAAATCAGTCAGTACGACAGTGTCATTTGTATGTGAAGGCATTGATTCTACCAGCTGGACCACATACGCGAGTGGTGGAACGGCTAAGAAAATAACCATGGGCGCCTCATTTGATAACATTACGCAATTCGATTTGCCAGACTCTGCACCGGATAAGCTCGATATTACCACAATCCATGACGACGAAAAACAAGAGGCTTTTGGGCATGACTCTGTGCAAGAGGGTACATTGTCTCTGATTGCAAACCCACTAGCGACTGCTGTAGTCGAAGTTCAGACAGCATCTAAAGCTAACGCTCGACGCGCAATCATGGTCACGCTGTCTTCAGGACAGAAGGCTATTTTTAACGCTTACGTTTCTGGCGGCTCTGGTTTCTCTGGCGGTGTCGGTGCTGTAGGAACCGCACAGATCAGTATGACGCTGCGAAACAAACCACAATGGTTTGCATCATAATGAGCACATTAGCTGACAAACTACGCGCCGCGAGGCGCATAGAAATAAAAGTAGGTGATCTGTCATTCTTCGGCACGCGAGCGACTCCTGAACAATTTAGTCGTTATGCAACACAATCATCTACTGATGCGGAAGTATGCCGAGTCCATATTGATGATTGGAGTGGAGTTAAAGAAAGTGACCTTATCGAAGATGGCAGCAAGGATGCTGTTAAATTCGATAGAGATACTTTTTTCGAAGTGATCGGCGAAAAGCCAGACTGGTATAAGCCCATTGTTGCTGAGATTTTAAAAGATGCTCAGGAGCGGTTTGTTGCGAGGGCTGCTAACGAAAAAAAATAACGGACTGGCTCGACTATCAACAGATCAAAGATTTAGTTGGTGGCGAGTCAGTAAAGTTAAGCACTGATCAAGAAAGGGTAATTTCGGCATGGAACATATTAGGGGGGAATGTTGATTTTTCCCAACTTGATGCAGTAGCGGAATACCTGCAAGTCAATGATGTAGAGTTGTTTATTGATGGCCTTTTACTTTTAAAACAGCATAACGATGACCAACGTAACAACTCAGATTAGCATCACAGCAAAAGATTCTACGGCGGCGGCTTTTGCTTCTGCCGATCAGAATTTATCTGGATTATCAAGCACAGCATTAAAAGTAACTGGAGCGCTTGCGGCTGTTGGTGTGAGTGTGGCCGGTGTTGTTAGTGCTGTCAAGGGTGTGGCTGATGCTACGATACAGTTCCAGCAATTCACAAGCACGCTTCAAGTCGGCACAGGATCGGCTAAAGGTGCTGCTGATGCGCTGTCCTTTGTGCGCTCAGAATCTCAGAGGCTTGGGCTGGATCTTGCGACCGCGGCTGATCAATTTGGCAAACTAACAGCCGCTTCAAAGGGCACTGCGCTAGAGGGTAAAGCGACCCGAGACATCTTTACTTCGGTTGCTCAGGCCGCTGCTGCTCTAGGACTATCAGCAGAGCAAACCGGCGGCTCACTGCTTGCAATACAACAAATAATTTCAAAAGGTACGGTTTCGGCTGAGGAGCTACGCGGCCAACTTGGCGAAAGATTGCCGGGTGCTTTTCAGATTGCGGCACGTGCTATCGGTGTCACTACGCAAGAGCTTGATAAGCTGCTGCGCACTGGTAGCGTAACGGCTGAGCAATTATTACCAGCATTATCACGCGAATTAGATAAAACATTTGGATCGCAATCTGAGCAGGCAGCCAAAGGCCTAACCGCTCAAATTAACCGAATGAACACGGCTATTTTTGACCTTAAGATAGCTGTTGGTGAGTCTGGGTTAATAAATTTCTTGTCTAGCGGAATAGAACTTGCCACTAAACTTGCCAATGCACTAACTGGCGTGTTCGGCGGTCAGAAGTTAGACCCAATACAAAAACAAATATCATTAATTCAGGAACTTGAAGAAGAATTAATACACATTCAAGGCTTGAATAGCATTATTCCGATCAGTGATTTTCTGTTTAGCAAGAAAGATCAAGATGAGCTTAAATTTCGCATAGAATCTGCCACAGAAGATCTGCAGAAAATGAAGGAAGCAATCGCTTCTGATGCTTCTTCAGAAACTGTAGTTGCTGCCGTTAGCAAGGATGCCGAGAAATTATCTGTAGCAACCAAAAAAACTATATCTGATGCAGAGCGTTTTCTTGCATCGCTTAAAAAAGAGGCAGAAACAGCCGGATTAACTGCGGTCGAGATTAAGCGGCTAGAAGCTGCGCACCTCGGCGTGTCTAAAGCTGCCAATCCGCTGATTAGTAGAATTGAGCAGGTTAATACAGAGCTAGATCAGCAAAAAGCATCAGCAAAGTCTCTTGCTGACGATCTACAGAAAATCGCATCAATTACCGAATCTGTAAAGACAAAAGAAGAAAAATTAATCGATACTCAAACAGAGCTTAATCGATTACTCAATCTGCCCAACTCGAATTTATCGATTGAAACATATAATCGCGCTCTCAAAAAAGCACAGGAAGAAACATCAGAGGTTGCAAAAGTCACGCGCTCGGTAGCTGACGAAACCAGTCAGTTATGGATGCAAGCAGGGCGCAATATACAAAGCGCTCTTGCTAACTCTATATTTAATTTCTTTGACGATGGTTTGAAAGGCATGGTTAAGAGTGTCGGTCAAGCTGTTGGTCGTATTGCTTCCGAATTTGCCGCTCTTAAACTTGCTCAAAGTATCGGTCTTGCTGACATGTTTAGTGTTGGCGTAGGCGGAGGATCAGGCGGCAAAAGCGGGAAAGGCGGAATAGGCATATCGGCTATTGATGCTGCTGGAATGGGTAGTAATCTACTGTCACTAGCCAGAGGCGGATTCGGTGCTACTGGCTTAATTGGTGGCGGCATACAAAGTTTAGGATCTATGCTAGGTAATGGCTCGTTAGCTGCATTCGGTGGAGGTTTTGCAGGTGATGCTATCGGCGGTTTGGCTGCTGGTGGATTTAGTAGCGGTGCTGCTAGTGCTGCATCGATGGGATCCCAGGTCGCTGCTTTTGCTGGTCCTGCTGTAGCGGTTGCGGCTGTAGATCAGATTGTGCGCATGTTGGCAGGTGATAAAAAACTAGGCGGTCTTGCTGGCGATGTGCTTAATTTTGTACCCGTGCTTGGGCCATTGATTAATGGCCTGTTTGGCCGCGGTCCGCTAAAACAAAAAGAGACATCGTTAACCGGGTCGATTGGTTCCGGCGGTTTTGAGAGCGGATCTATTAACACAAACTTTGTGGCTAAGGGCGGATTGTTTCGCAGCAATAAAAATGATTTCGCTCGCGTCGATTTAGTAACTGGGCAGACTAGCACTGATAACGACAAGCTAAAATCTTTTACCGAGAGCTTAGGGAAACAAGCTAGAGACATTATTGATATTTTCAATGATACGGCCAAAGGCGTGTCAGGATCTATTGAGGAAATTGGTAAGAATTTAGGCATAAGCACAGATAGCCTAAGCAGCTTTAACCGTGAAATTAATCTCGTGTCAGAGAAAGGAAAATTCCTGACCGAGGAACAAATAAGCGCTGAAATAGCGGCCATCACAGATCAATTGGTAACCGGATTTTTACCAAGTATTACCGATCTAGCCAAGCGCGGAGAAACATCTGCTGAGGCATTGCAGCGGCTTAATTCAGAGTTTCTCTCAATGTCTGGGGCTGCTCAAAATTTGGGCGCTACAGTAGACCAGGCGCGCGGATTGATCCAGGCCCTGTCATTTGAGCAGCGAACTCAATTTGTCGAAATGGCTGGCGGCTTTGAATCTTTGGCTACTATGTCAAGGTTTTTCTTTGATAATTTCCTGAGCGCTGGAGAGCAAGCAGCACTCAAGACGGATCAGCTTAATAGATCATTAACAGAGCTCGGCGTGTCTACCGCTATAGCTGTAGATGACTATAAAAAACTGATACAAGCAGAGGGGACCGCTAACGAACTTAGAATCGCTTTGCTGAGACTTGCCCCGGCATTTCTTGAGGTCAGGAATGCTCAAGTGCAGTTAGGTACATCAACAAACACGCTTGCAAAAGCTGAGCGGTCTTTAAACGATATCCGTAACGAGTTACTAGGTAAATATAACCAAGAGCGTGGGGAGCTAGAATCTACCATATCCAAATTCAAGGGCATATCTGACAAGTTAAAAGATTTTCGGGAAGGTTTGGCATTCAGCGAATTATCTCCGCTAACTCCTGCACAAAAACTTGAGCAGGCGCGGGCAGATTTTAATCAGACTCGCATTAAGGCGGCATCCGGTGATGAGTCTGCGCTTGATAGGCTGCCTACTGTAGCGCAGGAATTTTTACGCGCAAGCCAAACTTATAACGCATCGAGTGCCGCATATTTAAGCGATTTTGCGCTCGTTACTAATGTACTTAAAAATGCAGAGAAGAGCGCTTTATCACAGTCTGATATAGCACGCAGTCAGTTAGACAGCTTAAAATCTAGTGTCGATTATCTGCTGAATATCGATAACACGACAAAGACAACTAACGACCTGCTAAAGGAGCTAATTGCAGCTACGCTGTCCGGCGGCGGCAATCCTGGTGTCACTACTGGAGATATCCGCAGTTATCTCGACAAAAATCCGAATGCTACACCGCAGCAGGTGGCTGCTGCTGCAACCAAATTTGGAGTGTCGAATGCTCAACTTGATGCAGCCGGATATGATGTATCTCAGATTAACCGGGCAACTGGCGGAGCATCAGTAACTGATAAGCAAATATTAGACTTTGTTAATGCTAACAAATCTAACCCGATGGCTATCTATAATGCGGCAAGACAGCACGGCATAACATCGCAAAGATTATCTGCTGTTACCGGGGTATCTTTGGCTGATATTAACAAGTTTGTTAAAGATAACAAGCTGCCAGCATTTGAGCGCGGCACGGATTTTGTAAGAAAAACGGGCTTGGGATTGTTGCATAAGGCTGAAGCTGTAGTGCCATCTTCGGCGGTCTCGAAAATGGGCGATGTAGCAGAAGCAATAGCATCGCTAGAAAAAAGAACGGTAGAAAATACGGCGGCACTGATAAAAGTGATCGATATAACCAACAAACAAAACGCTCAAACAATATCTGGTGCGGTCAAGCAGACCGAGACCAAACGGCAGTGGAGCGATAGAAACAAAGTGAGGCTTGCATAATGGCTGTAAATTTTACTGAGTGGTTAGAAGATCCTCAAGCGATTAGATGCGTTTTAGTTGAGGCCGCCATTAGTGTGGGCGGTGTGGCTGTCACAAGATATTTGTCAAGCAAAAACTATGCAGATAGTGTGGCCGGTCGCGTTTACGATCCTATCGTATCATCAGACTCAATAAATTTGGTTGAGCGGATGAGCGTTGATGGCCAGCCGTCAATGAGTTTTGGCGATGTCGAATTAATAAATCTTGATGGATCAATAGATAGTTGGCTGCGCGATATTTGGGTAAATAAAAATATTACAATCTTGATTGGTGACGTGCGCTGGCTGAGAGAGGATTTTGTTACCATATTTAACGGCACTATTGAAGATATAGACAGCCGCTCAGCCGGGACATTAAACATTAAAGTTAGGGACAAGCTGCAAAGACTTAACACGCCAATATCTGAGGCTAGGCTAGGAGGTGTGTCGGCTAACAAAAACGAATTAATCCCGCTGTGTTTTGGCGAGTGCTTTAATGTCACTCCATTGTTATCCAATCCAGCAACACTTGAATATCGTGTTCATACTGGATCAATAGGAGCCAGCGCCATAGAAGGTGTTATAGAGGTTAGGGATAATGGCGTACCGGTGAGTTTTGCTTACGTCGAATCACTGGTAAAAACAAGATTTACATTATCTGCACAGCCATTTGGGCAAGTTACCTGTAGTGTGCAAGGTGTTAATGACGCATCAGCTTGGATCAATACGCCATCAAAGATCATTAAAAAAATAGTCAAAGAATATGGCGGTGTCAACAAGTTTGTTGATGCAGATATTGATTTAACTCAATTATCTACTTTTGACACAGCAAATCCTCAGCCGGTTGGCGTGTATGTCGAGTCTCGAGAAAACACTCTAACAGTATGCAATCAACTCGCTGCAAGCGTAGGCGCTCAACTGGTAATGTCGAGACTTGGAAAATTGCAATTGTTAAAAATTGAGTTACCGCCGTCAGGGACTCCGTTTGCAATTGGAGAGACCGACATAATAGCTAACAGCATAAACGTAACAAACAAATTCCCGGTGCAGGCGGCTTTTAAAGTCAATTACGTCAAAAATTGGACCGTGCAAACCGGATTATTAACAGGCATCCCAGCAGAGCACAAAAAAATGTACTCGTCAGAGTATGCAAGCGTGACTGCTGAGGATGTTACCGTAAAAGCTGACTATGCGCTAGATACAGAGC